GAAGAAGCAGAAGAATCAGAAGAAGAAGCAGTCGAAGAGGCTGAAGAATCTGAAGAAGAGGCTGTTGAAGAAGAATTTGAAGTTGATGAAGTAATTGATCAATCAAATGACTTCGAAGACGATATCTTAAGAGATAACGAAGAAGAAATCGACGGCGATGAGATGGGTGAAGACGAAGGTGAAGGCGATTTAGAAGATAAAGTCGACGAACTAGAAGACGAACTAGAAGATCTTAAAGCAGAATTTGAAAAACTTTTAGCCGATGAAGAAGGCGGCGAAGGTGATGATGCTGAAGAATTAGAAATGGACATGGAAGACGAAGTGGAAATGGGCGACGAAATGGACATGGAATCAGTTGAATATGACCTAGACGAGGCTACAGACGAAGACGAAGTTGTTGAAGAAGCAACTAAGTTATCAGATAACGTAGCAGAGCCTAAAGGTGGAGAAGCAGATAATAGCGAATCACCACTTTCTAAATCACCAAAGAAAAACTTTAAAGTAGATGGCGTCAAAGGCGGCATAGACAATAAAGACGGTGGCGAAGGAAATAAAGGCGACAACAAACCAAAAGACCACACACCAACAGACAACATTAACGTTGAACCTAAAAAGGCATAAGTCTTTTTATTTACTGAAGGAGTAAACTATGGCGGCTATAAGACAACTGTATGAATATATAAGTCCTGAACAATCTAAAGTTCAATTAGTTGAATCACCAGATGGTAAAGAACTATTCATGCAAGGATTATTCATCCAAGGAGATGTTAAAAATCAAAATGGAAGAGTATATCCTAGAACTGAAATAGCAAAAGCCGTAGAAAGTGTGAGAACCAGGTTGCAAAAAGGTGAAACTGTGATGGGCGAATTAGACCATCCAGAGGAACTACAGATTAATTTAGACCGTGTCAGTCATATTATAACTGATATGCATGTAGATGATGCAAATGGTCTAGGAAAATTAAAAATCATAGAAACACCGATGGGTAACATAGCGAAAGCATTGTTAAAAGCAGGTGCTAAACTTGGTGTATCCAGTCGAGGAAGCGGAAACGTAAACGAAAGTGATAAAGTTTCCGACTTCGACATAGTAACAGTGGACATTGTGGCACAACCAAGTGCCCCTGATGCCTACCCAAAGACTATCTATGAAAGTTTATTTAACATGAGAGGCGGAGCAGTTCTACACGAACTTGCATCGTCTGTAACACACGATAAAAGTGCAGAAAAATATTTGATGAAATCAATAACTGATTTTATCAATGAACTAAAATTATAGAAGTAGGAGAACTACAATGGCAGTGACATTTAACGACCTACTTGAAGGAACAGAATTAACTGAAGAAGTTAAGACAGGTCTTCAAGAAGCATGGGAAAGTAAAATCTCTGAAGCAAGAGAAGAACTCACTGCGGAACTTAGAGAAGAATTTGCTCAGCGATACGAACATGACAAAAGTCAAATCGTAGAAGCAATGGACAAATTTATCTCAGAAAAAGTTACAGCAGAGATATCACAGATTGCAGAAGAGAAACAATCCCTAGCACAAGACAGAGTCAAATATCACAAAGCCATTAGTGAACATGCTAAACTACTTGACAAGTTTGTAACCCAAGCGGTTGCAAGTGAAGTGAGAGAACTTCGTGCAGATAGAACAAGAGTAAGTGAACACGTTGAAAAACTTGATGAGTTCGTAACAGAACAACTTGCTGGTGAACTAACTGAATTCCACGAAGATAAAAAATCTTTAGTTGAGCAAAAAGTCAAAATGGTAAAAGAAGGTAAGAAACAACTTGCTGAGTCAAAAGCAGACTTTATTAGAAAAGCGGCTGACAAAGTAGAAGGCGTTGTAAACAGCGTCATCTCGAAAGAAGTTAAAACATTCCGTGATGACATTACTAAGGCTCGTGAGAATGACTTTGGTCGAAGAATTTTTGAATCATTTGCTAACGAATATGGTAGTAGTTACCTAAACGAAAGCAAAGAACTTAAGAATTTACAGAAACAAATCGCTGAAATGGATTTAAAACTTAACGAAGCAAACGAAAGAATTGCTAAAGAAGAGGAGACTGCTAAATTAGTAGAATCTAAACTTAAAGTTGCAAACGATCGATTCGAAAGAAAAGAAAAGTTGAATGAGTTAATGAGCCCATTAGGCAAAGAGAAGAAAGAAATTATGTCAGACCTACTTGAAAGTGTTAAGACAGAGAACTTAGAGACGCAATTCAATAAGTATCTCCCATCTGTTTTAGATGGCGAAACACCAAGAGTGAAGAAGACATTGTCAGAATCAGTGGTAAAGAAAGAACACACTGGTGATAAGGCGACTGTGCAAACAGCCAATGCCAATGACGAAACTGGAGTCGTCGAAATAGACGTCCTCAGAAAATTAGCCGGACTTTCAAAATAATTAGGAGTATTTAAAATGGCAGATTTATTTGAAAGCAACTGGTCCGCAACCAAGGAGGCTCTTTTAGAAGGACTTTCTGGAAACAGAAAAACTTCATTGGACGTCGTTCTCGAAAATAGCAAGAGCTATTTGAATGAGGCGGCTACAGCAGGGGCAACTGGTGCAGGTTCAGTAGCAACATTAAACAAAGTAATGTTACCGTTAATCAGAAGGGTTATGCCTTCAGTTATCGCTAACGAATTAGTAGGTGTTCAACCTATGACTGGCCCAGTAGGGCAAATCCACACACTAAGAGTCCGTTATGCGGAAACAGGTGGTGGAGCAAGTGCAGGTGACGAGGCTTTAAGTCCGTTCCAACTTGCTAATTCTTATGCAGGATCTCCAGACGCTACAGCGGCGGCTGAGGGTGTTCCTGGAAGAAAAATGTCAATCCAAATCTTAAAAGAAACTGTCGAAGCAAAGACAAGACGTTTAAGTGCTAGATGGACATTTGAAGCGGCACAAGATGCAGAAGCAATGCACGGTGTTGACGTAGAAGCAGAAATTATGCAGGCTCTAGCACAAGAGATCGTAGTTGAAATCGACCAAGAAATTATCGGTTCACTAAGAACTCTAGCAGGATCTGGAACTACTTTAGACTTCAATGCTTTAGCATCCGCTTACACACCTTCATACGTAGGTGACAGACATGCATTATTGGCAATTGAGATCAACAGAGCGGCTAACAGAATCGCGGCTAGAACAAGACGTGGTGCTGGTAACTATATCGTTGTATCTCCAGAAGCACTTACTATTTTACAAAGTGCATCTACATCAACATTTGCAAGAACAACAGAAGGTTCTTTTGAAGCACCAGTAAACACTAAGTTTGTTGGAACTTTAAATGGAACAATCAGAGTATTTGCTGATAACTATGCGGCTGACGGAACTAAGGTTCTTGTTGGTTACAAAGGATCAAGCGAAACTGATGCTCCGGCATTCTATTGTCCTTATATCCCATTAATGAGCACAGGTCCAGTTATGGATCCAAGCACATTTGAACCAGTTGTAAGTTTCATGACCAGATATGGTTATAAAGAACTTACTAATACTGCAAGTTCATTGGGTAACGCGGCAGATTACGTTGACGCAATTACATTGTCAAACGTTGCATTCCAGTAAGAATTAATTTACAGGAAAC